GAAGTTGACTGGAAAGCAGAAGCAGAAAAACTAAAAGCAGAATCTCGTAAACATGAAGCTCGTGCAAAGGAAAACTTTGAACTTGCTAAAAAATGGAAAGAATATGAAGATTCAAAGAAAACAGATGATGAAAAACTCGCTGAAGAACTAGCTATTGTTAAAGCAGAAAACGCTGCAATAAAAGCAGAAGCGCTTATTAAAACTGTTGCTTCCGAAAAAAACATTCCATCTAAAGCACTCAAACTTCTTACAGGTTCAACCCGTGAAGAACTTGAAGCTTCGGCTGATGAAATCTTATCTATTATTTCAGAATCAGCACAACCAAACAAACCACAGCCTAACCCTGAACAAGGTAAACCAGCAGGCACTAGCGGTCAAATCACTAAAGATGAACTCAAAACTATGAGCGCAGCAGAGATTATGAAAGCGAAAGCAGACGGTAGACTTGATGATGTTTTAGGTAACAAATAAAAACAACTAACAAAGGAAAACCATTATGGCAATCGATAACTTCATCCCAGAAGTTTGGTCAGCAAGCGTAGAAACCGCTTTCGCTGCAAACCAAGTTATTATCCCAACCCTTAACACTTCATTCTCAGGTGAAGCAACTAAAGGTAACACAGTTCACATCATCGGTGCGGTAACTCCTACCATCGTTGACTACAAAGCTGCAGGTCGCACCATTACTGCTGAAGCACTTTCAGACAGCAATGTTGACCTTCTAATCAACAACGAAAAAGCATTCGCTGTTAAAGTTGATGACATTGACGCAGTTCAGGCTGCAGGTTCATTCGACGCTTGGGTATCAGCAGCAGGTGCTGCTCTTGCTGAAGACGCTGAATCAGCTGTTATCGCTGAACTAGTTGCAAACGGTACAGAGATTTCTACCACTGTTCCAACAACTGCTGCTGCTGCTCTCAAAGAGGTTCTATCTCTTCGTCAAGCACTATCAGCTGCTAAAGTTCCTGCAAACGGTCGTTACCTTGCTGTATCCCCAGCATACGCTAGCCTCCTTCTTGAAGGTCTTTCAAACGCTGCTCTTGCAGGTACAGACGCTGAACTCCGTAACGGTGTTCTCGGAAGCCTCGCAGGATTCACAGTTGTTGAGTCACCACTTATGACTGGAACTGGCGCTATCGCATACCACGAAGCTAAAGTTGCTTTCGTAGGTCAAATCGACAAAGTTGAGGCACTCCGTGATTCAGCATCATTCTCTGATGTTATCCGTGGTCTCAATGTTTACGGTACCAAAGTTATCAACGCTGCTGCAGTGCAGTTCGTATCATACGCTTAATCTTTAAGTTAAGATAACTATTGAGGGAGCGGGGTTCGCTCCGCTCCCTCTCACTACTTTATATTTAATGAGGAAACAATAATGGCAATATGGACAAGCGCTCAAGACATCACTGACCGTTGGGTTGGTTCAAACTTCCCTGAAGACACTGAACTTCTTAACGCTCTTATCGGTGACGCTGAACTCATTGTACTCACAGAATACCCTCGCATTCAAGAAAGAATCACTGCTGGTTCTTTAAATGAAAACCTTATCAGACTTGTTGTTTCCCGTATGGTTACACGCTATCTAAAAAACCCTGATAACCTTTCTTACTTACAGCAGAACACAGGACCGTTTGGTCAAGGTCAAACATTCGGTAAAGATACTGACTTGTTTATGACAGAGAAAGAACGCCAGCTTCTTTCACCTAACAAAGGTGGACAGGCTCGCTCTATAAGTTTACTTGCAGGTAGTCGCAAGGTATACACAGACTACATTCCTACCATGACATCTTTTGGAAGTTTTGATGATGAGATTGAATGGTTTAATGATGATGAAGAAGACCACAGATATAACTCACAATGGGATAATGACTAATGCTCAGAGGCAGCGAAACAGTAACTATTAAAAGACTTGTAGATTCAGGTACAGTAGATAAATATAATATGCCTATAACTTCAACAGTTAATGTTACAGTTAGAAACTGTCTTATAGGTTTTGGAACTACAGATGAACCTTTAAATGTTTCCCGTAATCCTGAAGATATTCAACTAACAATATATATGCCTAAAAACACTGTTGTTTTAGATGGCGATATTTTTGTTATACATAATACAGAGTTTGTTAAAGATGGTGTAGCTCAAGACTGGATTAACCCTAACTATGGTTTAGAGGTTGGCGTAGTTATTGGAGTTAGACGCAGACATGGCTAAAGTTAAAATAGAGTTTGATAAGAAAGCCCGTGAACAGTTACTAAAATCAGAAGACATGTTTCAAGCAATGAAAGATGTTGCAGATAAAGTTTTAGCAGAAGCAGAAGCAACAGCATCAGATGCTGAAAAAGGTTCAGGTGGAACTATTACAGGTTATGCTGCTGCAGGTTTTAAAGTTACTAAAAAAATCGGTGGAAGCCGTGTTGAAGCACATATAGAATCTTTAGCAGATAAAGAAACTTTCATTAAGGCTTTCTTTTACACAGCAAAGCGTGACGGTGTTGCTCACCTTAGACGAGCATTATATAAGTTTACTAACAGAGGTGCATAATGGTTATATATCCAGATATTGAAGAAATCATTATAACATACTTAAAGTCTAATCTGTTAACTATTGCAGGCTATGAAAATGTTAATATAGCTCCTGTTAAATCTATGAGCGATACAGCAAGCGAAGTTATTGTTAATGGTTCATATAATAGTGATATTTCACAGGTACACCGTAATGCAAGTTTAGTGCTTGAAGTTTATGCTGATACTTTTGAAAAAGCAAATACTTTGTCTCTTATTGTTGATGCTTTAATCCGTGGAGCAAACATAGGAAGCATCAAAAAAGTTGATGTTATTGTAGGACCCGTAAGAACTACAGAAGCATCAGCGCTAGAGAAAAGAAGTCTATCAGTAGACTTAGTTGTTAAAGCAACACAAATGTAAATCCGTTAGGATTTAAACCAAACAAACAATAATAGAGGAAAAAATATTATGACTGAAACTCCAGAAAATGTACGCATTGCCGTAACTGGTGGAATCTCAAAGGCTGCATTCGGCGTTGCTGCACCTGCTTCAGGTACAGAAGCACTAAGTGGTTCATGGACTTCACTAGGCTTAATCCACACAGATGGTATTGAGGCTGCTACAGACAAATCAACAAACGCTATCTACGCATGGCAAAACGCTCAGAAAGTTCGCACTACTGTTACAGAAGCATCAGCAACTTTCACTTTCAAAATGATTGAAACTTCAATCGCAACATACGAAGCATACTTTGGTGCAACAGTTGACACAGTTACAGGTAAAATCACTGTAAACCCTTCAGCAACTGTTAAAGGTCAGTTCGTTATTGACATCATTGACGAAGACAAAGCGATTCGTTACTACCTTCCAAACGCTGAAATCACTTCAGTTGAGGCAATCACATACGCTAACGGTGACGCTGTATCATACGGTGTAACTGTTGAAGCATATGGCACTTATGATATCTGGAACTCAGAGTTCATTTCTGCTTAATGATTAAAGACTAGAGGTGGGCTGTTTAGCGGATAGCAGTCCACCTCTATTAATATCCGTTATATTCGCAAACAAAGGTTATCATGTTAGAAAACACTAAAGCATTCACATTCACTTATGCAGGCAAAGAATACACCATGCCTTCAATCAAATCCATCCCTAACGGTGTTATCCGTAAAACCCGTAACATTGCAGATGAAGTTGACAAATCATACACTATCATTGAACTTATTCTTGGTGAAGATAGTGAAACTCTTAAAGTTTTAGACGAAATGTCTGTTGAAGAGTTTACTGTTGTTATCTCTGAATGGACACAAGGCGCTTCACTGGGGGAATCTTCTGGCTCCGAGAGTTAATAGATAAACACCCTGCTGAAATAACAGCAGACTTTCGAAGCCGTTATAGTTTAAGCATTTTTAATGCAGGTGAAACATATACTTACAAAGAAGCATTATATTTAACTTTAATGCTTTTAAAAGATACTTCTTCTTGGCTATGTTCAGTGGAACATAAATGGGATTACCCTGCAAGCAAAGAATACCTTTTACAAATGGGTACATATGATTTACTTGCTGCCGCTAACAGTAAAAAGAAACCTAAACCTTTAAAAAGACCGTTCAAAACTAAAGAAGAAAAAGATTCTGAATATCGTAACGGCAAGTTTGGTAATACTAAAAACATGGACCAAAATAAAGTTAGAGAGTTCCTACAAAAACTAGGACATAAACCACTTGGAGAATAATGGCTGTTCAAGCTTTAGCATCAGCATATGTTAATGTTATTCCATCTATGAAAGGTTTCAATAAAACACTTTCAGATGAGTTAACAGGAACCGCTAGTAAAGCAGGCGATGAAGCAGGCAATCGTATAGGTACAGGCATGAAGTCTGGAATCCTTAACGGTATGGGTGGCTTAGCAACTTCTATCGGTGGTATTATTGCTGCTGTAGGTATAGGAACTCTTATTAAAGACACTATATCTTCAGCATCTCTTTTACAGGATACAGTAGCAGCAGCAGGAACAGTTTTTGGTAAAGAAGCAGACAGTTTAAACAACTGGGCTGAAGGTGCTTCCAAAGCATTCGGTGCAAGCAAACAGCAAGCACTAGACGCTGCATTAACATTCGGAACTTTTGGTAAAGCAGCAGGACTTTCAGGAACAGACTTAACAACCTTCTCTTCAGACCTTGCACAACTTTCAGGAGACATGGCTTCCTTCCGTGGAACATCCACAGAACAGGCTATAGAAGCCGTAGGAGCCGCTCTCCGTGGAGAAATGGAACCTATCCGTGCATACGGTGTATTGCTTGATGATGCTACCTTAAAATCAACCGCTATGGAAATGGGTATCTATGACGGTAACGGTGCCTTAACTCAGCAACAGAAAGTTTTAGCAGCACAAGCAGCAATCTTCAAACAAACTAATGACGCTCAAGGTGACTATGCTCGTACTTCAGACAGTGCAGCAAACACACAGAAAACATTCCTTACAGAGATTGAAAACCTTAAAGCAGGTATTGGTACAGAACTTCTACCTGTATTTACAGAGTTAGTTCAAGCATTCAGTGACGCTTTACCTGAACTTAAAGAAGCACTTATCCCTGCTGTTAAAGAACTCGCTGACGGTTTCAAAGATGCATTACCTCAAATCATTGCAGTTATAGGATGGTTTACAGATAACATTGGATTCCTTACACAGTTCGCAGGTGCAATCACAGGTATCGCTTTAGGTATTAAAACAGCATCAACAGTTATCGGTATCATGAACGGCATTATCGCTATCGCTACCGCTGTCAACTGGGGATGGGTAGCATCATGGTTAGCAAACCCTATTACATGGATTGTTTTAGCAATAATAGCAGCGATAGGTGTACTCATTGCTACAATATGGTTCCTAGTTGAAAACTGGGACGCTGTAGTTGCAGCAGTAAGCATGGCATTAGAAACTATGGGTGCATTCTTTGGAACAGTATTCGGTGCTATCGGTGAATGGTGGAACGGTGTTATAGACGGTATTGTTGCAGGTTTCACAGCCGCTGTTGAATGGATAGGTGGACTTTTAAACACTCTTGGTGGATTCTTTGCTGCAGTATGGAACGGTATCGGTGAAGGTTTCCGTGGAGCGGTAAACTGGATTATCGGACTTTTTGAATCTATGATAAACTTTATTATAGATGGTATAAACAGATTCATTAACTTACTTAACGGTGGGCTTGGTGGAATCAAAGACCTTACAGGTATAGATTTACAGATAGGAACTATAGGCAATGTTGCACTTCCTAGACTTGCTAAAGGTGGCTTTGTAAACCAACCAACAACAGCTCTTATCGGTGAAGCAGGACCTGAAGTTGTTGTTCCGTTAGACCGTTTCGAATCCATGATGGGTATGGATAAAAAAGGTAACGGTGCTACTTTTATTTATAACGCTGCTGAAAATCGTTCAATGAGTAAAGAACAAGAACTTAACTATGCTATGAAGCGTGCCACAATCCAAGGAGTGATTTAATGACTACAGTAAGCATAAGTCTTATAGGTGCTAACGCTGACGAAATAGTTTTAGGAACAGATGTTAATGAAACTGATTATATTTTAGGTCAAAGTGTTGCAGGCTTCGGTTTAACAGGTTTAAGTGTAAACATTGTTGAAGGCGCAGGAGATGGCGGTAAATACCTTTCAACTCGTAGGCTTTCCCGTGATGTAGATTTACCGATATATGTTGTAGGTAATGACCGTGCAGATGTTGAAACTAAACTTCGCAGACTTGGAAGACTTCTTTCAGACCGTTCAGGAGCTACTCGTATTCTTGCTTCTTTCAGTGACGCTACAGAATATTACCTTGATGGTTACCTTATCACAGGTGGAGATGTAACATACGGTGAAGATGCAGGTAAAGATTATGCTTTATGGGCTATACAGTTACGCTGTCCACAGCCTTACTGGACTTCAACAGTTGCAACAACTTTAACTCTTGACGATACAGAAATGACTGATGTAAGCCTAGTAAACAATGGAGACATTGACACACCTATATTTATTGAAATAACAGGTGAAGTAACTAGCGTGCAGTTTGAGAACACTAACGGCTTTATATTATATGAAGACATCATAGCGTCAGGTGAAGTTATCACTATAGACTGTTTAAACGCTACAGTAACTAACGCTTTCGGTGTCAACAAATATTCTTCCCTAGGACCTGCACCTAAAATGATTACAGTTCCTAGAGGTACAACAACTTTACAGATAGACGCTACAACACCTGTTGCAGGTTCAAGTATCGTTATAACATTTTATGAACGCAGGGAGCTCATTTTCTAATGCTAGCAACTGACCTTATTGTAGAAGTCCGTGATGCAAACTATAACCGTGTAGGTCAGCTTCTTCCTAAAGACTTAACAGACCTGACAGTAGTTGCAAAGTTTAACAGTGTAGGTTCATGGAAAATAACTTTACCTGCTTCACATCCTTTAGTTAACATTTTGAAAACAGCAGGAAGTGGACTTATAGTTACAGGACCTTCAGGAGTTATCCTTTCAGGACCTACCGTGTCTGCTAAAAACATTGCCGATTTTGAATCACCTAAAGGTTTATGGGAGATTGAAGGTAGAGATGACTCTATCATTCTTTCAGAACGCTTAGCATATCCTACCCCTTCAACTGCTGATGTGGAACTACAAACAGTAGCATATGACACTCGTGTAGGACCTGCAGAAACTATAATGAAAGAATATGTTGATGTAAACATTGGACCTTCAGGTGCTGTAGAGCGTTCCATAACAAACCTTATAGTAGAAGCAGATGCTGCTTTAGGTTCCACTTTAACAACTTCTGCAAGGTTCAATCAGTTAGATAAACTTATAAGCGCTATCGCTAGCATAGACAGTTTAGGTTACACTATAGAACAGAACGGTGATAACCTTGTATTCAAAGTATATCAACCTGTAGACCGTAGCGGTGAAATCCGTATGGATATAGATAATAACCAACTGTCTAAAACAGAATACCTTTACAAACAACCTGAAGCAACTCGCATCATTGTTGGTGGTGCAGGTAGTGCAAACCAGCGTATATTTATTGAGCGTTCAAGTGTTGACAGTTTAAGCGCTGAAACTGAATGGTCTCGCCGTATAGAAGTTTTTCATGACGCTCGTTCAAGTCAAGGTTTAGATGAACTGCAACAAGCAGGAGATGAAGAGTTAGTTACTAAAGGTAAAACTATTCGTTCAGTATCTATAACACCTAACGATTACACTACAATGCGTTATGGTGTAGAATGGGGTTTAGGTGACATTGTTTCTGTAACTGTTGACGGTACAGAAGTTATACAGATTATCACTGAAGTAGGTTTACTTGTTTCTAGTGAAGGTGTAACTCTTAAAGCAACAGTAGGAGACCCTATAAAAGATGATGTTGAAGCAGCGCTTATCTATCTACAAGGTAAACAAGATGACAGACTTGACAACCTTGAAAGAAACGCTGAAGGTGGCGGAAGCAGTTTCGCTCGTGAAACAGTAGTCTACACTTCACCTATTCTTAACCCTGAAGAGTCATATGAAACTTCAATCATTATAGGTAAAGGTTACCGTGTCCTATCACTCACAACTACCATAGCAGCCCGTGTACGCCTATATACAGGCGTTACAGGTGGACAGACACTAGATAACCCTAGACCTGAAGGAAGTTACCCTAAAGAGGCTTCAGGGCTTCTTCTAGATTTTGTTACCACACCTACTGAACTTTATGCAGACCTTAACCCTACAGTTGATGGTTTCGTTTTCACTCCTGACAGTGAAACAGTTCCTTTAACTATAACAAACAAAACAGATGCTGCATCACCTGTTCAACTAACACTATTTTTCATTAAGACGGAGTAAACATTGGCTATCTTTTTCACCCAAGGAACTCTTAACCCTGCATCTACAACACTTGCTAATGATATTCGTGTAGCATGGAAAGGCGCTGTAACTACAGCTATCGCTAACGGTAAAACAAACTTCGCTGTTGTTGATGATGGATACACTACAGGTGGACTTATCCGTTCAGTTATAACTAACACTAGTGGTTGGGCTATGGAGATTTATAACTCTACAACTACAAGCCTTTTACCTGTACAGTTTATTTTTGGTCAGTCTTACACTGTTGCTACACATACTTTAAACAACCAAGGATTCGGTTCTGTTGTAGGTTCTTTCACTCCACTTGCTTCAGGTTTAAGCGGTTCTAACACTGCAACAACAGCAGGTACAGTTCACACTGCTAAAACTTTTAACGCTGTAAACACACAGTCAGCATGGACAGCACATTTCAATGATGACTATGTTATATTCAGTGTTAAGGTTACTAACACTACAGGATACTGGTTATATGCAGGAAGATTCAGCAGCCTTACCGCTAATCCTGCTTTAGGTACAGACACTTACCCTTTTGGTATGTTTGGAACAGCAGGTAATGTTCTTCTTTCTTCACACGGTAACGGTTCAACAGCAGGTATTCATGGACCTGCTATAACAAGCATATATCAAGATTCAGCACCTGCTCTTGCTTCTTCTAATGACTTCTATTCTTTAAACACTAATAAAGCAAAACTTTCACCTTGGTATATTTACCGTCAATCTATAACACCTAATACTAATAACTACACTTTAGGATGGCGTAGAGGTAAACTATTTGAAAATATAGCATACCATGGATTCCCTAATAATGCTTCCATAGGTGCAACTGTTGCTATCGGTACTACAACATATATGTATGTTGGAAACTCAGGTAACTTTACAACAGCAACACCTAATGGTTATGCAATGTGGGCGGCGATAAACTAATGGCTATAACATTTTTAAACGGAACTCTTAACCCTGCTTCTACACAGAAGGCTAGGGATATTCGTCAAGCATGGGCTTCAGCATTTTCAGGAGTTTCTGGATGGACTCTTGTAGACCACAACTATGTTAATGGTACAGTAGAGCGTTCAGTTTTAGTTAACAGTTCAGGTTTCGCTATAGGTATTATTAACAGTACAACTTTAACTGATTTAAACATACAGTTTTTATTCTCACAGTCATATAACTCAACTACACATACTTTTGATAACTTAGGATTTGGAAGGTCAGGTGCAACAGCATTTTCTTCTGACGCTACAGGTTTCAGTGGAGTATCATATAATCCTTCTGCTTTAGGTTCAACAGTATCAGGAACACCTACACCGTTAGGTCCATATCAAATAGTTGCAACAACTTCACAAACAGCATGGACTGCACATATAGAATCAGACCATGCTATAGTTTCCTTTAAAGATGGTACAGCGAATATTGGTAAATATGCATATTTTGGAAGATTTGATAGTCTAGTTGCTAATACATCACTTGGAACAGATACATATAACTTTTTTATGTGTGTATCACATCCTTCATCATCTTCAACAACAGGTGCTATACTTCATTCTATAGGTAATGAAACACAATCTATAGTTCAAGGATATAATGCTTTTACACCTAACTATACTTCACCTGTTGCAACATTAAGTTATGCTGATAAATATTCAGCAACACCAACACTTGGAACAGCAGCACCTATATATATTGCTAGAACAACTGATATAACTTATGGTGATACTCCTGTTATGGGAACAACATCTTCAACTAACGGATGGCTTAGAGGTAAACTTAAAAATGTTGTAGCATCTAACGCCACAGGAGCATTATACGGTGATATACTTGTTGTAGGAACTAAACAATATTATTATGTAGGTGGGTTAACAGATTCAATAGGAAACAATGGTATCTACCTTTGGGCGGCTATAAACTAATGGCAGACTTTAACGGTGAACTTAACACTAACTTTAACAATATAATAATATCTATAACATCATTCACTGGAACAACACCAAGCGCTTCATATTATGGTGAAAAAAACTATACCTTTAATGAAGACCTTATAGTTGAAGATGAATATTTAACAACAGACGCTACCATAAAGTTTACAGGTCAACTGTATCCTTTCACTGGAGGAAAAACAAGATATGGCTACCTATAACGCAACAATGATAGACATAGACTTCACTACAGTAGATGTTGAATCAGAAGATTTAGACCAAGCAACACCAAATGTTAAACTTACAGGGCAACTATTTCCACGCTCACACAAATAATATTAAGGAACAAATGACTCATGACACCTCCAGAGAAATCATCAACACGCATAACTAACAAAGATGTATATGATTTATTTTCAGACCTTAAACAGGAGTTAGCATTGGTTAATCAGAAACTAGACACAGAAATAAGAAAGAACGAAAAAATAACAACAGACCATGAAGAGCGTATCCGTTCACTGGAAAAACTAGTATGGACTTCAAGTTGGATAAGCTCAGCAGTATCAACAGTAATAACAGCGTTAGTTGTAGCATTTTTAACAGGCAAACTATAATAAAGGAAACATAATGACATTCTCTCCATTAACCGCATATAGTGTAGAACACCATGGAAAATACAACCCAAGATATGGTGTTACACCTTCCCGTATGATTGTACACCACTGGGCAGGAACAAATGGTGGAGACAGCAGACTAACAAACCCTAACCAAGAAGTATCAGCAAACTATATTCTATACAGTGACGGTACACTTGTAGGTCAAGTTCCTGAAGAATACCGTGCATGGACTTCAGGTTCATGGGATTCTGACGCTCCAAGCATTACAGTAGAAACACAGAATACTAATGTTGGTGGAGACTGGCCTGTATCAGACGCTGCAATAGCGAAACTTACAGAGTTAGCAGCAGATTTAGCACGCCGTTACGGATGGGGTTCAGTAAATGTAGGTTCACAGATTATAGGTCACCGTGATGTTTACGCTACAGCCTGCCCCGGACCTTACCTTTACGCTCGCTTAGGTGATATTGCAGCAAACGCTAACGCTATTTTAGGCGGAGCAGCACCTGCACCTTCAGCACCTGTAACAGGAAATATTGAAGCAATGGCTCAAGGAGTTATCCGTGGAGACTATGGAAACGGTTCTGCTCGTGTAGCAGCACTAGGCTCAATGTATGACGCTGTACAGGCTCGTGTTAATGACATTCTTAACGGTGTAAGCACACCAGCACCTGCACCAGCAGTAGATACTTCAAACCCTGCAACAGTTCAACCCGGAGACGGTTACTGGCATGTTGCTAAGCGTGTATGGGGTGGAGATGATGCAACAGTTGAAGCAAACATGAACAAACTTATAGACATTAACGGTGGAGTTAGACTATACGCAGGTATGGTTTTACAAACAGAATATGCAGCGCCTGCACCTGTAGACAACTCAGCCGCTGAAGCAGCAGCGAAAGCAGCAGAAGAAGCAGCCGCAGCAGCGAAAGCACAAGCAGACGCTGAAGCAGCCGCAGCAGCGAAAGCACAAGCAGACGCTGAAGCAGCAGCCGCACAGGCAGCCGCTGACGCTAAAGCCGCTGAAGAAGCAGCAGCGAAAGCAGCAGCAGACGCTGAAGCAAAAGCAGCCGCTGACGCTAAAGCTGAAGAAGAAAGACTAGCAGCGCTTGAAGCAGTCAAAAAAGCAGAAGCTGTTAAAGCAGAAGCAGCAAAGAAACTTTCTGCCGAAGAAATAGTTAACACTATAACTGAGACAGTAACAGACACTATCGAAAACATTACTGAAGGAATAAATAACATTATGGACGCATCATATAACGGTAAAGGTTTAACACCTGAACAATATGCACAGTTACAGTCAGACATTACAGCAGCAGATGTTGCAGGTATTGAAGAAGTTAAAAACTATAACCTGTTCAGTAAAGAGTTCTGGAACTATTCAGCAGAGCGTGTAATCAAAACTTTCGCTATGGCTACAGCAGGTCAACTGTCTGTAACATCAGCATATGTTGTAACTACACCTGAAAGCGCTGTAGTGTTCGCAGATTTAGGATGGACATACATTGTATCAGTAGCAAGTATAAGCGCTTTAACAAGCCTTCTAACTGCTCTTTCAAACTTTAAAGACATTGTAACTATCAAAAAAGAAAACAACCTTTAATGTGTATAGAGTGTGGCACAATCTGCATTCATGAACAGCCTATAAAATAACTATCAAGGATAACAATATGACAACTGTAAACATTGCCTTAACTGTACCAGCAGAAGACGGACCTGTACCTGCAGTAGGTAAAGTAGAGTTCCACCCTACAGCACGCTACGAATATGCAGGAGATGTAGTCCTACCTGCACCTTTCACTGTAGAGTTAGATGTTAACGGTGAAGCAGTTGTAGAGTTGGACCCTACCGATATATATTTCGCTTGGCGTGTTCGTGAGTTTATGCACGGTGGAGACAACTATTATGTTGCTGTACCTGCAAGTATTACACCTATAAACCTTGAAGATTTAGAACGCATCAACCCTGACACTTTAGAACCTATTGTACAGTTCGCAGCATGGAGTGATTTAGATGCCCGTGTAGATGTTTTAGAAGCATCCTCTATATTAACACCTACAGCAGTCAGATATACACCAACATTAACAGCTACAGGTTTAACATACACTGGAACTGGAACTACAGCACCAGCATATGATAGCCATTATGTAAAAATAGGGCAACTAGTAACTTTTAATATCAAAGTAAACCTTTCAACAGTTACAAACTTTGGAACAGGTCAAATAAAACTAACTAACGGTTTGCCTTTCCCAGCTCTAGCATCATCATCAAGTCATTTTGCTGCATGGGCATGGGTTAACCCTGCATTACCTGCAGATGACCTTAACGGACATATACAAATAGTTGCAGACCATTTACCTGATTCAACAACTCTTGACTTACACTGGTTGAAAGCATCAGCTAAAAACCCTAAACCTGTTATTGAAAGTATTTTAGAACAAGATTTACCTGTAACTTTCACAACCAATAGTATCATTTACATTAATGGTACATACATTGCAAACTAAGGATAACAATAATGGCTAAAAAACAATCTATCGAAGAAATAGTTACAGAACAAACAGAAACAGATGTCACTGTTGAAGAAGTTACTGTTGATGCTGCAACACACACTGTAACTTACGGTGAAACTTTACCTTCAATCGCTGAACTATACCGTGGCAATGAATCAAACTATTCATATGCACAGAAACTTAAAAAGTTAAACGCTAACAAGCATCTAACTTCAGGAACTGTACTCACACTTCCTTAAAAACTCTCCTAAAAATAATAATACAATATACTCTAATCGTAAAATAATGGTTAGATAGTTTCTTACAGGAGACTCCCTCTATTGGCTGAACAAGTCGGTAGAGGGATTTTTTTGTCCATATTTGTCCATAGAATAGTTGCATTAAAACATTATTTATTAAAACGGTCGATACTATATTATGTAACATTAAACTATAAAGGAGAAACATAATGGATTACACAAACCTTACACCAGCACAGTTCAACCAGACAGTAGAAAAAGAGTTAGACACTCTACTTGATGAAACATTCAAAGTTTACAGCATACCAGCCAGCCTAGTATTCAAAAAACTAGACACAGACAAATATAACCTAATCAAAAAACACTATGTAAACCTACTTGTTGACGATGTTAAAATGACTTCAACACAGTTAAAAGCACTAATACAGTCATAATAAACATTTTATTTTTAACACCCGTTAGAGATACTGTATAACTTAATAAAGAGATAATGTTGATAGCATTATAAAATCACTAGGATTAATCCTAAAAGATAAGTTGGATACCGAGCTTATCAAGATAAAAGGTTCACCGCCTTACTCAGCGGGTGTAGATAGAGCGAAAGCAAGATGAGTTCCCAAATGGGTAGTAAACTGGTAAAGGCAGACTTGGACAGTATACTAAACTAATCATTAGGGTAAACTAAATAGTTTACTGCTACCCAAAATCCCAGTCCTGAAGCATGCGAGTAATACCCGTAGCTTGTTGAACTCATCGGTCTTGGCTCCATACCAAGATATGAACTTCATTTCCCTCTGTAGAGTATTTTTTCAATATCATATTCTACAGGGGGGGATAAATCTATCAATCTTTCTCCTCCCAAGATATACACACCATTACTTAGTCTACTGTCTACTATGTTTACTAAAGAAAAAGCCCATAGGGGCTAAAATAAGAATATAGATTAACAGTAATAAACTTTATAGAGTTAGGTTGTTTACAATAGTTAACAATACAGTAACATACATTAACTTTATAAAAGAATAACCTTTAAATATTATCTTAAAAAGAAAAGAATAAAAACATTATAAAAGATAGACTTTAGAATAAACATAGACCTTAACCCAGCTGTATATTCGGCGGGAACTTTTTTCCTTTTTTATGTTTAAACCGTTAGAGACTATATATAATAACATTAAGGAAACCATGGCAAACAATACATACTACCATTGCAGCAACACACGCTGTGAACAGTATTACAGACAATACCTTATACAGGCTAACACTTATGTTTCAATGCCTATATGCTCTTCCTGCGGTTATAACATGGAGGTTAAATAATGGCTGAAATGAGTTTTGTAATAAAACACTTTATATATGATATAAATATTGAAACTGGTTTAGCGTCAGTTTTATGTTATAATAATGATAAAATATTATTTGAAGCAACTATAGATTTAAAAGAAAAAGGTTATACTGATGAAGAAATAATGGAGTTAGAACAATGGCTAAAAGATTAACTGAAGAAGACAAATATTACCGTGAACAGTCAGAAAGACAGTTTCAGGCTTTTGTTATAGCAAGGGCTAAGAATAATGGTTGGAAATATTATCACCCGCCAGATAATAGACCTGTTAACGGTAAAGTTCAACAAGGTATAGTTAAAGGTTTTCCTGACTTAACTCTAGTTAAAGGCTCTAGGCTTGTGTTTGCTGAACTTAAAACAGAGACAGGGCGTGTAGCACCTGAACAGAAAGAATGGTTATCCATGTTAGAAGCAGCAGGCGCTGAAGTGTATGTTTGGCGTCCGTCAATGTGGAAAGAAGTAAACAAGTTTTTTGAAGGTTAACAAGTTAACTGTAAACATTTTATTTTTAGCATCCGTTAGATATATAGTATAACATTAAATAAGGAGAATATAAAATGTTAGATAGTTTAGGAAAGTTTATTGTAGGAATATTCATCTTTTCAGGTGGCATGCACATTATAACAACATATACTATTTTCGGTCAATGGCTTTAAGGAGAAACTATAATGAATGAACAGTTAAAAGCTAAATATATCCACACTTGGTTTGCAGGTGAAGTAAACACTTTAGAAGCAATCCAGTTAGCAGATGAAGGTTACACTTCAGAACTTCTTGAAGCAAAATATGAAGGTCTACCTAAAGCATGGGTTAAAGGATGTGTTCTTAATGGCTAAATATGTTGATGAGCATACTAAACTTATAGATAACATGATTGAAAGTCTCCGTCTAACCGTCTCTGATTCTACTATTTTAGATGATGCAGATGTTAGATATATAGAGAAGAAACTTTCAGTATTGAAACTTCAAAAAACAATGTATGTTAAACTTATGCGTAAAGACATTAAAAGTAGTATTGAAAAGAAACCTTCAACTTTTATGGCAAACATGAAGAAAACTTTAGATATCCTGAACAGTATCTAAAGACTTATTGTAAAACTGGGAGACTGCTATTTAGTCCGCTGGCAGTCTCCCTCAAATATTTAAAACAAACTATATCGTGGAGGTATAAAAATGAACGAAGAAACTTTTGGAAATGAAACAACTGTAAACTTAAGCAATCCTAATGCTGATAAAGTTTATACTATTGTATGGCAAGGAACTGATAGACCACAATGGATTTATGAATATCCATCCGATGAAACAACTTTACTTTATGTTTTTAAAGAAAAACAACCTAACTATATTCAAACAAATGGTTTTATTATTAAACCTAAAAACTAAACAACTAAGCACTACAGCCTGTTTAGCTCAACGGATAGAGCATTCGTCTACGGAACGAAAGGTTAGGAGTTCGACTCTCTTAACAGGCACTAGCTGCACTATGATTTCCAGTTTCATATTTCTCCTTACATAGTGCAGCATACTTTTAAACATAACATAGGATAACAAAATGAGTACAGAGTTTGAAAACATTACTGAACAGTATGTTGACGATGCATACATTTATGTAAACACTGATGAGCTTACTTTAAAGATTCTTCCTTTCTACAGTCTACCTGCACGAAAGATTGTAACATTGTACAGTAAGAAACATAACCAGCAAAAGTTTTTAAAAGAAGTTTACAGTCTTATCCATATTGCTATGAAAGAACCTTCAAACTTTAAAGCTTTAGTTTATGATGCAGGTATAACATATACAGGTTTGATACAGTTTGTAAACACTTGGATTAACATTAGTTCTATGATTCATAAGCATGAGAATGGTGAAATGGTTGACGGTGTTGTTTCTAACCGTGAACGGGTAACTAATGTAGATATTGTTGAAAACATTGTTAACAGTAGACTTGCTAAAGGTGAAGAGGTTAAAGATAAACTGCTCATCCGATACCTTTCTGAACATATTCGTGAGACTGCTTACAATCATAATCAGCATTGTAAACCTGATGATATCATCACTGAAGTAGTGATTACTATACCTATTGGAGATAACCTTGAGTAACATTAAAGACATTAAAGGCAGTTTTGATAACGGTTTACAAATATTGAAACTTATTTATAACACTGAAACTGTTGAAGAAAGCATTTATGAACTATGGAATATATACACTTTATGTTCACTTACTGAAGACTGGGTATCCATAGTTGAGTTAAAATGGGATTTTAACCTTACAGATGTTGAAGCAGTAAAGTTTTGGAACATTTTAGAGATTTTAAACAGCAGGAAGTATTTATAATGGTGGATAAAGAATGTACTTGTCATATTAGTTTAGAAGGATGTTTTTATATTGACATTTATTTAAATAGTTTTGGTAAAGAAGTCAGAGTGGCTAATCTAGATATACCTCATCAGCTAAAGTTTACACCTGAATGGTTTCAAGAATGGCTTTCTGATGAAGCAGACGAATGGTATAAGGATTTATAATGGTTGAACATATAACTTTAACACTTAATGACCGTTGTGATGCGTGTCAAGCAGCCGCAGCAAGCGTTATATGCCTTTCTAACGGCTTTAAACTGTATATGTGTATGCATCACACTAGAAAGCATAAAACAGCGTTAGAAGCTGAAGGAGCAATAATAATAATAGTAAACGATGGAGATAAAAGATAATGCATATTACTTTATACACTAAAAGTAACTGTGTTCAATGTACGCAGTCTAAAAAACTACTTGATAGTCTTGAACTTTCTTATAAGACTATAAATGTTGAAGAAGATGAGCAGGCTTATGATTACATTGTAAACCGTTTAGGCTACCGTGCAGCTCCTGTTATTACAGTTACTGATGAAGAAGGCACTGAAGGTACAAGCTGGAGCGGTTTTGAACCAGACAAGATTAAAGGATTAAAAAATGAAAGTTTGTTCTATTGAAGATTGTAAAAAGCCTAATAATAGAATAGTTAAAGGTTTATGTAAATATCATTATTCACAACTTCCAGACCAAAAAGCTAAAGCAAATGCTAGAACTAAAGCATGGAGACTTGCTAATCCTGAAAGAGCTAAAGCTAATGACATATTAAAGCGTAAGAAAAATCCAGAACTATATAATGCTATATATGCTGAAAAAACTAGAAGACGCCGTGCTAAAAAGAAAAACTCTATAATAGAAAAATATACAACATTAGAAGTTTTAGAAAGAGATAAATATACTTGTCAAATATGTTTTGAAGTTATTCCAAATCTACCAACTTCAGAATATAGAAGAAATCCATTATATCTTCATATAGACCATATCATAAGTATACATAATGGAGGCTCTGATACTTTAAATAATGTCAGAGCAACTCATAAAAAATGTAATGAATCAAGAACACCTTTACAAGAAAAACTAGGAATATAAAATGAATAATAAAGATATTAAACTAACTAACGCTCACATCATGTTTGGTGATGCTATGAATCGTCTTAAAGAGCTACCTGATAATAGTATTGACTCTATTGTTACAGATGCACCTTATGGGTTGAGTGATAACAAATATGTTGCTGATACTATTCTTCGCTGGGTTAATGGTGAGCGTAGTTTCATTCCTGACGGTAAAGGTTTTATGGGTAAGGCTTGGGATAGTTTTGTTCCTCCTCCTGCTATCTGGGATGAGTGCTTAAGAGTGCTTAAACCAGGTGGGCATTTGCTTGCTTTCTTTGGTAGCCGCACACAAGACATCGGTGCATTGTCAATCCGTCTTGCAGGATTCGAAATCCGTGATTCAATCGCATGGCTCTACGGTTCAGGGTTTCCAAAATCTCTTGACATTTCAAAGGCTATTGACAAACAATCAGGAGTAAAAAGAAAAGTTGTCGGAGAAAAGCGTGTTGGAATCAAAGATGGTGCAGCAGGTGGTTCTCATAACTCTGGAATGAAAAATCAGTTTGTTCAAATCACAGAACCTTCAACAGATGATGCAAAGAAGTGGAATGGTTGGGGGACTGCGTTGAAGCCTGCTGTTGAGCCTATTGTGGTTGCTCGTAAGCCGTTGTCGGAGAAGACTGTTGCTAACAATGTTCTCAAATGGGGAACAGGCGGACTCAATATAGATGCGAGCAGGATAGGGACAGAAGAGATTACAGTTAAAGGTGGAAGCAAATCTGGAAACGGTTTTACTTTTGTTTCAAACTATGCTGAAGTAAATACTGAACATACTGGTCGTTTTCCAGCAAACATTATACTTGATGAAGAGGCTGCAAGTATGCTTGATGAGCAGAGTGGAGTGCTTACAAGTGGTGGAGGAAATAAAGCTACTAAAAATGCAGATACTTTTCTTGGAACTGGCTTCGGCGGAACTGATGATACAGTATGGAAAAAAGACACTGGTGGTGCTTCTCGTTTCTTCTATGTTGCCAAGGCAAGCAAAAAAGATAGGAATGAAGGGCTGGAGGAACTGGAAGCAAAAACTCCTAAGTTTGGTAATCAAGTTATAGAAGTTGAAGAAGGTTCAGTTAATGATAAGTTTAGAACACAACCTAAAACTAACTTCCACCCTACTGTTAAGCCTACTAAACTTATGGAGTATTTGGTTAAACTTGTTACTCCTATTGGTGGAACTGTGCTTGACCCTTTCACTGGTTCAGGTAGCACTGGTAAGGCAGCTTTACTTAATGGGTTTAAGTTTGTTGGCTGTGAGTTAACAGAGGAATACCTACCGATTATTGAAGGTCGTCTAACTTGGGCTGAAAATAAATATAATGAAACACAGAAAGATAAAGAAACAGAACAGTCAGAGACACTGTTTGAAATAGAAGGAGGTAACTAATGCCATATGATATTCCTAAAGGTGTGCAGGAAGATGCTAAGCGTGCTGTACAGTGGATTCGTGAAGGTAAAGCAGGTGCAGGTTTTACTGATGTTGGTCGTCGTCGTGCAAGCCAGTTAGCAGTTGGAGGCAGTGTAAGCGCTGATATTATTCAACGCATGCGTTCATATTTCGCTCGTCATGAAAATGATAGAAATGCTGAAGGTTTCTTTTACGGTGAGAAAGGCTACCCTACACCCGGTCGTGTAGCTTGGGATGCATGGGGTGGAGACGCAGGTCAAAGCTGGGTTAACAGTATAACTGTTGAAGGAGATAACTAATGTTAGCGTTTGATATAGATGATACACTTGCAGATGTAAGTTTTAACAACTTATACAGTAAAGAGCAACTGTTAGGAAGATATGAGAAAGCTAAAGTGTTATATAAACCTACTAAACCTTTCATTGCTGTAACTGCTCGTGGTCGTGACAGTGAAGTTATTAAAATAACTAACCGTTGGATTGCTGCAAACTTTGACAACTGTGAAGGAGTCTATTTTGTTGACGGTTCAGAAGAAGACAAGATTAAAGGCAAAGCAGAGATTGTTAAACGATATAACGCTGAAGGATATGTTGACAGTAAAATAAGCACTTTAGCTTTATTTATCAAATATAACATTACAGGAATCAAACTGTATCATCTTATACAGTCAAGTAAACAGATTAAACTATTTAAGGAGCTATAATGAGTGCATCTACACCTAAAAAGAAAACTATGGGTAAACTGCCTGAAAAAAAGATTGTAAAAATCAGTCTTGAAGAGTTAGGTAAAGAACTTAATGTAGACTCTTTAACTGTACAGATGGGTTACCATAAAACAACTAACCATTCAGCGTTAATGTTTCATGATGGTGAGATTATGGCTACATACATTTTGAGCCGCAATGACAGTTATGCAACTAAATATGAGATAACTAAACTTGCAGTTAGTGAAAGTTATGTAACTGTATTTCTTAACAATAAAGAACTTTTAGGTAAACAAAAACCTTAAACTGTCCACAGATGTCCATAAAATATTCTTAAACTGTTAGATAAATAGTATATTGAAACATTTTTTCTTAAAAGTGTCGATAATATATAGTATAAGAAACAAAAGTTTCTAACTAAGGAGAATATAATGAAAAATGAGAACGGTTTTAGTTTAATAGAGTTAGCAGTATCTACCGCTATTCTTACAGTAATAACTTTAATGGCTGCCACAGCATACAGTGACGCTGCTAATGACATTGAAAACAAAGTTAACGCTGTTAAAGAAATGCAAGCAGCAAACCCTGACACTTTATACCTTGTGGAGTTCAACTAATGTGGAACTATTTTAAACGCTTCGGCAAATGGGCTCTTATAGGATACATTGCATACAATGTTGTTGAACTAATCATAGTGTTAATCTTCTTCCCTGAAGTTTTTACCGCTATCGGAGGTAAATAATGACTAACATTGTTACAGACAAACTTATCAATAAAGCAAACACTGTTCAACTCCTAGCGGAAACACTAGGAGTTACAGGCATTATAGCAGCATATCCTAAAGAAGAATGGAATGGTAGGTTAAACTATAGTATCGCTAAACAGGCTGCAACTCTTATGATTACAGATGAAACATGGAATATTCTTTCAGAAGTAGGTAACATTGGTTTTAACCGTGATTCCCGTTCAGCAGCAGCATACGCTTTAGACCTTATTTACGGTTGGATAGTTGAAGATATTGTTATAGCATACCTTAAAAGTAATGGTTTTACTGTAACTAAAACAGGGGCAGATAATGACCGTCGTTTTCTTAAAGGTGGAGCTATCAAATCAGACCTTGACATTGAAATAGTTTTAAATGGTAAAGCAGTAAAGTATGATATTTATTTTGATGCTAACGGTTATTGGGCTAAATATGATAAGATTGACATCCGTGAAAGCAAATGGAACACTTTAGTTAAACAGAATGCTTCAATGCTTTGCATCTCACTTGAAGGTGTAGCGATTATTGGAACAGACACTGAACACACTATCGCACCAAACAGCGCATGGGGCGGTAAAAACAGCGCAACCATTAAAGGTATCAAAGCACAGTTAAAACACGCTCACAGCCTCACACAGAGCCTTACAGACCACATAGGAGCATAATATGAGTAAGATGAAAGAACTATACACTGCATGCATGCTTAACGGTGTAGACCCTACAACAGTTGTAGAGTCAGAACTTAACATTATTGCTGACTTATGGAAATATTTTAACAATGTAGAATATGCTGTAGAAGCATATATGGAAGGATACACTGCTGAAGAACTATTATCTAAAGGAGACTTTCAACCTTACTGGGTTTATCTAATATGGGTGAAGAAATAATGGAATACATTGACAGACAGCAAGATATTACACTTACTAATGAAGACTTTAAAGGTGCTAATGATTTAAGAGAATATATGTATGGTAAACTAAACTATTTAAAAACAGGTAAAATATGGACATATAATGCTACATCTTTATATATAAATGGTTTAAGAGTTGAAACTTTTTTACAGCCTGAATATAAAGATTTACCTATAGAGTGGGTTATAAAACTATTTTATTAAACTAATCCGTTAGAGATATATTAACATTCAAAATGGAGAAACATATGACAAACTATAAACTAACTAAAGAAACTGTTAAATATAATGGTAGAACATTGTATCGTATTAAAGCTGTTAAAGATTTTACTGCTGCTAACTATAATGTTAGCAAAGGTGAACTTGGTGGTTTTATTGAAAGTGTAGAAAACTTATCTGGTGACGCTTGGGTATCTGGTAACGCTCATGTATCTGGTAACGCTCAGGTATATGGTGACGCTTGGGTATCTGGTAACGCTCAGGTATCTGGTGACGCTCATGTATCTGGTGACGCTCATGTATCTGGTAACGCTCATGTATCTGGTAACGCTCATGTATCTGGTGACGCTCATGTATCTGGTGACGCTCGTGTATCTGGTAACGCT